GTGAAGATGTCTCATCTGGCGGAGCAGTACGTTCTCTTGCGGCCTCATCAGTCACGCAAACATCACGACGATATCAAGCGGGTGATCAAGAGATTCATCGAGGCCAACGGCGACATCTTTGTTGGCGATATCTGCGAAGAACACGTTGGGCGGTATCTATCCACCATCGGAGATTACTGCCGCTCATCGCATTCTCTGAAACACTATCTCGTCGTCTTAAAAGCGATTGTCAACGAGGCGTTTCAACGCGGTCTGATTTCTCGTTTACCGCGCTTCCCAAAAATTCAAGTGGAAAAGCGGACTCCCGATGCCTGGACGTTAGAAGAAACAAAAAAGCTCTTCGATTATGTGGCACAACTCGACGGCTATGTGGGTTCCGTTCCGGCTCGGCTCTGGTGGCAGTCCATTCTCCTGGCGAGCTACTACACCGGCTTGAGGCTAAGTTGCCTCCTGAATCTATCCTGGTTTCAGGTCGATCTAAATGGCAGATTCCTCAGGGCATTGACGAACAAGAACAAGCGCGAGCAAGTCTTCGCGATTCCCGACGATCTGGCTGTTATTCTTCAGCAAATCAAAGTTCCGCCCCGCGAAAAAATCTGGGAACACCCTTACAACCCGAAGTGGCCGTGTCGGGCGTTGCGCCGAATTGTGGATCGGGTGGGAATTCCGGCCCCGCGGTCGATGCATGGCCAGCTTTTTCAGAAGATGCGGCGGACTTGTATCACTTGGACGGCAGTGAACGATCTCAACATGGCCACCAGGGTGGCCGGTCACGCGTCGCCCGAGACAACCATCAAGCATTACGTGGACCCACGCATGCTGGGCGCGATCAAGCCGGTCGTGCCGAGGATCGACCTGAAAGTCTCTTAGTTAATCATGGGCCGTTTAGCCGCGGGAAAATCGGTGGCCCTTCCCTCGTTGGAGTGAGCGAGGCAGGCTCGTGTTACCTGGGGAGCAGGAATCTGGGTTGCCTGGAGGTGGGACGCCTCGCGCGCTCCCCGTCCTGGCTCCGGGCTGTGGAGGGTGCAGCATGTTGACGGAAAGGCAGTTGGCAAGTCGGGCTAGGTACGTTGGGGCGTCGGAAGTTCCCGCCATTTGCGGCGTCTCGCCGTTCAAGTCGGCGTGGGATGTTTGGGCCGAGAAGATCGGCATCGCGGCACCGCAGCCGCCGAACGAGGCCATGCGGCTTGGGGCGATCCTGGAACCCGCCCTGTTGGATTGGGCGCATCGCGAAATCGCACCTCTCAAACGGAATATCCAGCGGGTGGTGCGGTTATCGAAAGAGTGTCGCTTAAGGGCGACGCTTGATGCCGTCTTTCGGATGTATGGTCGCATCGAGCCTCTTGAAGTCAAGGTTGGGACGGCCTATTCGCCGCGTTCGCGGGAATGGGGCGAGTCGGGAAGCGATGAAGTCCCCCTGGATGTGAAACTGCAAGTGCAGGCGCAGCTGATGACCTGCAAAGCCGATACCGGGCATGTCTTGGCTTTATTGCCCGGTCCTCGTCTGGCCCATTATTCGGTTCGGGCTGATCACACGCTTCAGGAGGAGATCAAGGACCGCGTCATCGACTTCTGGAAATACGTCGAGAAGAAGGAACCTCCCCCGGATTCTATGCCGAGTGCGGCGATCTTTCACGTGATCGACCACAGCGGCGACTTGGCCCCAGTTCCGGCGGAGCAGCTTGAAGAGATTCTGAACGCATACCAGAACGCGCGGGCCGAGCGATTGAAGGCTGAAAAAGCGGAGCAGGCGGCGAAAAACAGGCTCTTTGAGCTTGCGGGAGCCGCCTGCGGGCTGATGGCCGACAAGGGGGATGGCAGCAAGCTCTGTGTCCGTTTTGTGAAACGGACGCAATTGCGACTGGACTCAGACAGGGTCAAGGCCATGATCGGGGACGACGAGTTCGTGAAGTGCAAGAGAGAGGTGAGTTGGTACGAGATCAAGGTGGAGGGCTGATTATGAACACGGCGATTAGTCAGAGATTCAAGGACAAAACGGGAAGTCTGGATAAGGCGACGGTCATTCAGAATTCCCTTGCTGCGGCCAAGGCGCAAATTGCGGCAAATGCTGCACTTGGGATTGATCCTGACCGCCTGATTGCGATTGTGGCCTCGGCGGTGATTCGTACCCCGGCCCTTCTTAGTTGCACGCCGCAATCGATTGTGGAGGCGACGATCAAGGCGGCACGGTATGGGCTTGATCCAAGCGGCATTACGGGAGACGGCTTCCTGGTCCCGTTCAAGGATCGGGCCGAGTTTATCTGCGGGTACCGGGGTTTAGTGAAATTGGCTATGCGGCACCCGCGAGTAAAACTTGTCGAGGCCCGGCTGGTGCACGCCAGCGATAAGTTTGAGATCGACTACGGACGGGAGAATCCGATTCGCCACAAGATTGCGTTGAAGGATCGGGGGGAGCCGATTGGCTGCTACGCCCGGGCGTTTCTGGATGGATCGCCTCCCGCGGTTGAGTGGATGGATGCTGACGAGATCAATCGGGTTCGCAATCAGAGTAAGAGCTACCAGAAATTCCCCAACGATTCTCCCTGGACGCATCACTGGGGCGAGATGGCCCGCAAGACGGTCCTGCGGCGAATGATCAAGTTTCTCCCACTGGAGTTTGAAATCAGTCTCGCGGTGGCCGACTTGGACGCGGTGGATTATCCACAGTTTGCGGCTCCGGCCGTGAATGTGCTGAGCGGCAACGGGGCCAAGCCAATCGCCGAGGAAAAGCCGGAGAAGCCGAAGGCCGAGGCCAAGGCTAAGGCTAAGAAGGCCGAAGCTCCGGCTGAAGACGTAGAGGTCGATGCGGACGCGGGGCCGTATCGGGTCTATGCGGAGAAAATCAAGGCGGCCGCCGACCTGGAGGCGGTGACTGCCATAGCTGAAGGGATCAAGCAGGACGACACCCTCTCCCAGTGGGAAGTTGATGAGTTGCTTGACCTGGCACGGAATCGGTATCAGGAGCTGAAAAATGGCGGGGCCAAAAAGGCGTGAGATTGTGTTTGTGTGTCGCGAATGCGACCGCGAGTTAGAGATCGACTTTCATGAGGGGAGTCAGGGAGAAGTCGTATTCGTGGTAGAACTCTGTCCGGAGTGTCTTGAGAGGGAACGCGACGAGTATTACCGCGAAGGCTACAGCATGGGGCACACGGACGGATTGGCTCACAGACGAGCGAACGCCGGTCAATACAGACAGTACCTGGTATGAGGAGTCTTGGGAAAAAGGAGTGACGGATGCTGGTTTTGACGCGACGGATCGGGGAAGGGATTGTGCTTTCCAATGGCGTGCGGATCGTTGTGGCCGAGATTCGGCCCGGGCAGGTCAAACTGGGAATCGAGGCCCCGCCGCACATTGCCATTGCCCGTGATGAACTCGTCACAGGCAAGAAGAAAGTCAAGGAGCAACGCCCGGTGAGAGGCTAGGATATGGCCACGTACACGATCACGGTACGGGATGGATTCGTTCTGGTTGAGGTTTCAGGGCCTCGTGGGCGGTACGGGCTGGGGCTGCGGCCCTGGATGGCCCGTCAGCGTGCCGGGCTGAATATCTGGGCCAATTGGCTATTCGGTTTGGCTCAAGAGGGAGCGATCCCACTGATTCTTGCGGAATCGGTCCTCGACACGTTGGAGGCAAGGGCCGAGGCGCAATTGCCGAGGTTCATTCGGTGGATTCGCGGTCCCATCGTGAGGAGACAAGGCCATGCCAGAAAAGACGGGTGATTTATCAGGGGTTCAGCGGCTGCGTGCCGACCTGGATCGCTTGATCGACGCGGTGGCCGAGATGCGCCATTGCCAAATCGAGTATTTTCGGACGAAGAGCCAGACGGCCCTGGAAGCGTCCAAGCGGGCGGAAAGGAAGGTGGACAAGTTGCTGGAAGAATTGCGAAGGCCGACGCTATTTTTGGAGTCACAAACATGAGCGACACGCGCAGATTGACTACTGGAGACGAAATCGCAATCACGCGGCGTTTCTTGTAATGAAACGCGCCGAGAAGAAGGTGGACGAGCTACTGCAAGAGATTCGGGAGCCAAGACTGTTTCCCTGAGGCACGCCAACGATGGGAACGACTGATCGCAACATAAGTGTGACATGTGTCTGCGCGGTCTGCGGTGCAATTCTCGACGTTCGCCCAGCCTTTGATCTGTGGCCGAGCACATATGCTGTTTCAATTTGCTGGAAGTGTCTTGAGGTCGAGCGCGAGAAGGCGTTTAAGGATGGGTACGAGAAGGGATATGACGAAGGCTACGACGACTGGGTGGACGACTTAGTAAATGAACATAAAGAAGAATGATGAAGAGCGCCCTGCCTATCGCGTTTGCACGCGATGCTACCGGCGGTATCCGACTGAGGAATCGCCGTGCCCGGCGTGCGGGAACCCAGAGTTTGGCCTGCCCGGTGGCGAGTGTGATAGTTTCGCCGAGTTCAGATATGTGTGGCGGTTCAAAAGCCGACTACCGGAACGATACGGAACCAAGTGTCGGATCGTGAAACGGGCCAACGGTCCCGGTCCGCGAAATGTCTTGGTGGAGTTTGAGGACGGTTGTCGAGTCATAACGACGTGGAGAGCGGTGAAGAAAGGTGGGTAACAACCCGATCCTTGCGAATGTGGCTGAGGCCGAAGCTGAGGTTGTGGTGATGACCATGAGAGACATCGAGAGAAAGCGACGTGAGAGCGTCGCGGCAGAGACGGAAGTGGCACGCGGCCCGGGCGGGGCGTTTTGTGAAGCGTGCGGCGAATGGATGCCGGTCGCGCACCCTGTCGAGTGCGAAAACGGCAGGAACGCGTACCTATGCCACGAGTGCTCCGGAGAAAAGCGGCAGTTGATGCTGAGGGGGCCGCAGGCCGTGGATAAGGCCACCGCTCATGATATTGCCTACCACGGCGAAGATTACGAAGGCTGACAATCTCCAGGCAGGACCGGTGTCCCGCTGGGCCTCATAAGTCCAGCTTGCCGGGTTCGACTCCCGGGCCTGGGATGGAGGCTTTGAAAGGAGGTTCGACAGCACCATGAGACCAGAACGGCTACGCACACCATTCAAGTACTTCGGCGGAAAAGGCAATATGATCTCGAAGCTGCTGCGGCTTGTGCCGGACGGCGGCCAGCCGTACTGCGAACCGTTTTGCGGAGCAGCCAATCTCCTGTTTGCACGTGAGTCGGCGCCCAACGAAGTGATTAACGACATTAACGATGACATAGTCAATGTTTTTCGCTGTTTGCAGGACAAAACAAAGTTTGAGGAGCTGCGCCACCGGCTCTTATATACACCCTACGCGAGAAGCGAGCTTAAGCGGGCCATTGAGGTTCGCGATAGCGATAGACAGCAGGAGGTCGATGATGTAACGCGGGCATGGGCCTTCTTAGTCAGGATGAACTTTGGCATCTCAGGCCATGAGTCAGAGCTATACAATTGGGGGAGAACCTTCGTCTCAACACGCGGTGTAGCAGACTGTGTTAATAGCTGGCTTATGCGCCTAGTTATGTTAGACGCGTTTCATTGGCGCCTCATGAGGGTGCAAATAGACAATCGAGACGCCCTAGAGGTACTCAAATATTGGGACAACGAGCACGCGGTGTTCTACGTTGATCCTCCTTACCACCCCGACACACGGGAGAGAGACCACAGGCAAATCTATAGACACGAGGTTGCACCGGAGTACCACACCAATCTAGTTGACGTACTGCTTGAGTGTCGCGGGGCCGTCGTGTTGTCGTGTTACGATCACGCAGTCTATCAGCCGCTGCGTGACGCGGGCTGGGAAGTGCTCAAGTTGAAGGTGGCCTGTTACGCAGCTGCGCGAGTTCGCGGAAGCGGGATGCGCGGAAAAGGTGCCGCCGAGCGCAAGGTGCCGCGGGTTGAGACTGTTTATCGGAACCCGAAGGCGGTAAGCCTCAAACCAGTCGACGAGTGGATCAGGCGTAGGCCGTACGTCGAAGAAGAACATCAAACTGAGCGATCAATGCCGTCCAGTTTTGGTTAGTTCTTTCGGCCATGACGAAGAACGTGGAGGAAGAGGTATCGAGTCGATGCTCTCCAATCTGGACACCAGTGAATGACCAGGCTAGTTGCTTTCCACCCCTAGCGGCGTCCGGGTGCAAGTCCCGGAGGTGGAAATCGCCGGGCGGTCCGGCGAACGGATGAGCGAATAAGGATGAAGCAATGCCGAACCGGGTCATCCGAGACGGATTTCTCGACAGCCCAAGGGTCGATGCCCTCGACTGGTTCGCCGAATGCGTCTATCACCGTCTGTTGCTCGCCGTCGATGATGCAGGCCGATTAGACGGCCGTAGCAGTGTGCTCAAATCCCGTCTATTCCCCCTGAAGGATCGACTTCGAGCCAGTGACGTTGAACGCGGAGTCAACCAGTTGGAGGAGCGAGGCCTCGTGGTTCGTTGGGAAGTGGGTGACCAGGTGGTGATCCAGGTAACCCGATGGAGACGCTGCGGCAACGCGCAGTACTCAAGGTATCCCGATCCGGACGGGAACTTTGAGATTCGTTATGTCGAGGTCCAAACGCGCGACGGCCCAGTGCAGATGGTCGCGTCCTCCCTGATGACGCCCCCATCCCATCCCAATACGCCTCGATCCCACCCCGATCCCGCAGAACATCCC